GTCACTGCACGCAGTAACGACCGCCTCATGCAGTTTCAGGTCGAGGTTGCCGTGGCTTACAAGAACAACATCCTATGAGCGTAACCCTCATCGCCTACCCTCTCAACGATTCCGATGTTGAGGTCCCCTATGTAGTTGATACAATGGGTGGCACGGACATAGCCATCACGTTCACCATTGACGACATCACCGACATAACCAAGCGGAGAGGGTCGTTCTCCAAGACCATCGAGTTGCCTAATACGACAACCAACGCAAGCCTGTTCAAGTTTGCCTACAACGTGCAGTCCTTCGTGGGTGGATTCCAACCCAACAAGAAGATTCGTGCAGCGATGTGGGAGGACGGGGTCCAAGTGTTCAGCGGTGCGATGCAGTTGCTCTCTATGTCCAAGACCAAGGGTGATGTAACTTACGAAGTCGGGATGTTCAGCGAGGACGTGAGCCTATTTCAAGACATCCAAAACAACCTGCTTGTGAACACGGCTGGCGTTACCGGGATGAATCACACTTTTACGTCGGCCCATGTTTCTGCGACTTGGACCGCATCGGGTGCAAGTGGTTACGTTTACGGCTTGGTGGATTCCTACGGAGCCACGGACGTAATTACGCAAGGATGGTTTGCTATCCCTTACTGGAAGATGGGGCCGTCCATTTACGTCAAGAAGATGGTGGACCTGATTTTCGCACAGGCAGGCTATCGGTATTCATCCAATTTCTTCAACTCGACTTTATTCAAGAAACTGGTCATTCCTTACTCTGCCGGGACGATACCCGTTACCCTTTCCGGGTCGAACACCTTTGCCCAAACTACTGGCAATATAAATGCATTCGGGACATCGTTTACAAAAGCGTTCTTTCAAAACGATTCCGTTGCCCCCTATTATGACCGAAGCGGTTATTGGGTTGCATCGTCCAGCACGTTTGTCGCTCCTACATTACCGACAAGATGGAATGTCAGTTTTAGTTTTAAACCAGCAACCACTTCGCCTTTGTCAAGGGACTCTCAAGGTGTTTTGAGGTTGTTGGATATTGACACAAGTGGAACCATTGCAAGCCAAACGGTCATCCTGTCAATCACTACAAACTCGTCAGCAGTTTTTCAAAACGTACAATTACGTGAGAATCAGCGTGTCATTGTAGAATACAGGGAGGATAGAAATGCATTGACCACTTTGCCATCCGGCTCTACAATTCTTTGGGAGTGCCTTGAAAACCCCCAAAGCATCGGAGTCGTTGATATGCGGACCGCCCTTCCTGCCGACGTGAAGCAGAGCGACCTACTCGTTGACTTGCAGAAGATGTTCAACCTTTACTTCATGCCCGACGCACAGGACCCAAAACTCCTATACATTGAGCCGTTCAAGGACTTCTACTCCAGCGGTGTGGTTGACTGGACGCAGAAGGTTGACGAGAACCAAGAGCAAGTGCTAACCAATGGCGACCCGAACCAATACAAGTCGCTTGTGTTTAAGTATAAGGACATGGGCGATTACCTGTCCAAGACCTACAAGTCAAGCAATCCACTTGCGAAGGAAGGGTACGGAGGCCGTCAGTTCTTGACGCAAAACTTTTACGGCAAATCCGAGTTCGTCTGCGAAACCATGGCCGGGACGCTGATACCGGGTTCGTTCACAACCGATAAGGTCATCGGCAGGGCTTGGGACTTGGAAGGCAGCACGGCAAGCGGTACGGTCAAGCAGTTGAACACAGGTTACCGATTAGCGCAGTACAACTCCATTGCTCAAGGCACAACGTCTTGGTTCTATCAAACAGGCGTGAGCGGTTCATTTGCTACGGGTGAGTATGTCGCCAATGTCCCCTTCGTGAGCCACATTGACAACCCCTATGCACCGACCGAGGACCTTGCCTTTGGTATTCCGAGGCAGGTCTTCTACAACGCGGTCAACGCAAGCGGTACGCCAATCACCTACACGAACAACAACCTTTACAACAAGTACTGGCTCAATTATATTACCGAAACAACGTCCAAGGAAGCCTTGCAGTTGGAGTTGACGGTGGTCTTGAACTGCGTGGACATCTACCAACTTGACTTCCGAAAGCCGATTTATTACAACGGAATCCGCTGGCGTTTGCTTGAGATTCGGGACTATACCGTAGGCGAAGCGAAGCCGTGCCGGGTAACGCTCCGCAGGATTCTCAACCTTGCAGAGTTCGTGCCTGTAACGAGCGTCCCAATAACAAGCGACCCTGCTGGATTACCGAACGGACCTATCGACCCCGACCCAGCGGATCCTGACTACGAACCACCCATCAACCCTGAATTACCAACCCCCGGATAATGGCAGTAACTAAAGAAATCGTCCTTGAAGTAGGGCTGAAAGACTCAACAGGTCAAGGAACTGAATCCGCAAAGAAACGGCTCCGTGATTTACAACGTGCGCTCGTTGACCTTGCGGTTGCCGGGCAAGAGAACTCCGCAGAGTTTCGGAAGTTAGAGGCCGAGGCAGGGGAGTTGTCCGACACCATTGGCGATGTTAGCCAAAGGGTCAAAAACCTTGGCTCGGACACCAAAAACATTGAGGCATTCACGCAAGCGGTCCAAGGCGTTGCTGCTGGTTTCCAAATCGCTCAAGGTGCTGCTGCTTTGTTTGGCGAAGAAAACGAGGACATCCAAAAGGCGTTGTTGCAGGTCAATGCGACTATGGCTATTGCCAACGGAATCCAACAGGTAACGGTCCTACTGCAAAAGGAATCGGCCATCTCAATGACGGCCAACAGGATTGCAACGGCCCTCTACGATAAGACGCTCAAAGGAACCATCGTAAGCCTTCGCCTTTTTAGGACTGCCTTGATTTCAACGGGTATTGGTGCAGCGATTGTTGGTGTTGGATTGCTGGTTGAGAACTGGGAAAAACTCACAAAGGTTGTCAAGGATTTCTTGGGCATTGAAACGAAAGACCTCAAGGCCGTATCCGAATTAGCGCAAAGGCAGGTTGAACTTGCAGAGGCAAGAGGCGAAAGCGAGGCAAAGGTTCAGGGCCTCTTGATGGCTGCTTATGACGCAAGGATTGCAGCAGCCGAGAAAGAAGAAGAGCGAGCGCAACTGATTCACGAGAAAGAGGTCGCAAGGCTGACTTATCAAACCAAACTGCGAACCGATGCAATAGAAAAGCAGAAGAAAGATGCAGAGGATTTGAGGGCAATGGATTCGGCAGCCAAACAGGAATCCGAGAATTTACGCTTGGCTAAAATTGGCAGGATTACCGATGAACTCGCAAGGGAAAAGGCTTTGCGAGATGAGAAACTTGCAATCCTTCGGGAAGAGAAAGCCCAAAGAGAAGCAGACCTCAAAAAGAGATTCACGGATTCGGACGAGTTTGCTAAAGCCTACATCCTACTGACCGAGGAAATGCGACTTAAAGAGCAAGGTATTGCCGAGGATAGTGCGGCAAAGATTGCGGAAATTGAACGCAACCGTAGACAACAAGACTTGCAGATGGCATCAAATGCCGTTGGTGCGCTTGGTGATTTGCTGACCGCTGGCTTGGGCAAGTCCGAGAAAGACCAAAGAAAAGCCTTTGAGATTAACAAGAAGGCCAGCATGGGTCAAGCCCTCATCAATACCTTCATGGCCGTAACCGCTGCCCTGACTGCTGGAGGGAACCCGATTAAACTCGCAACGGGTCGTCAATTTGTTGAAGCAGGTATCGCCCTTGCGACAGGGTTGGCACAGGTCGCCAAAATCAGTAAGACCCAATTCCAAGGCAGTTCGGCAAGTGGAGGCGGTGGTGCGTTGACTGCTGGGGGCGGTGGAGGTGGAGAGGCTGCTCCTGCTCCAATCTTTGCCAACCCTCAAACGACCATGCTTGGAACCGATGGTGCTGCAATGGGCCAAGGCCAAGGTTCATCACCGATGCGGGCCTATGTCGTGGAGCGTGACATCCAGCAGACGACCAGCAGGGTGCGACGCTTGTCCGAATTTGCAACATTGGGGTAAGGGTTACATATCCCACCATGGAACTTCCCGTGTACCGAATGACCGTGGACGAAGTGGACGAAGGCGTGCAGTTTGTCGCCCTCGTTGATATGCCCGCTATTGAAAAGCCATTCCAGGCCTTCGCCAAGACCCCGCAACGCTTCGCTGAAACGGGAGAACGCCGTGTGCTGACCGGGCCGCTCATGCTGGCCGATACGCCCATCTACCGGAAGGACGACACCTACGGGGAGTACTATGTCGTATTCGACAAAGCCACCATCCGCAAGATTGTCCAAAAATATTTCAAGCAAGGGAACCAGCACAATGTGAACGCCTACCACAACGCTGAACTCGATGGCGTGTTCATGTTTGAGTCCTACATCACCGACACCGAGCGGGGCATCCTTGCGCCCAAAGGCTACGAGGACACCCCCGACGGGTCTTGGTTCGGGTCCTTCAAAGTGGAGAACAACGAGGTGTGGGAGAACCGCCATGCCTTCAAAGGTTTCTCCGTGGAGGGCTTGTTCGGCATGAAGAACACGGGGACTGAACTGGAGGTCGCACTTGCGGGCCTCGCAGACGATTTGACTAACTTTTTGCAACATATCCAACCTCAATACAAATCCCAATAACATGAACCTAAAATCAGCCATTGATACTTTGCGGACTGAACTCCGCAAGTTCACAACCCAAAAGCAAGCCTTTGCCGACTACAAGTTGGTAGATGGTACTGTTGTCCGTGTGGACGGCGACCTCGTTGCAGGAACCGCCGTGTATGTCATCACCGAGGACGAAACCCTGCCCGCTCCTGATGGCGAGCATCAAGTGGAAGGCGTTGGTGTCATCAAAACCGAAGGTGGCAAAATCACCGAAGTCGTCGTGGCCGAAGCCCCAGCACCTGCCGAAGAAGTCGCCGTTGCCGCAGAGATAACCCCCGAAGTTGCGGGTGAAGTGGTGAGTGAAATCGCCGAAGGTTATCCAATGGTGGATCCCGCCATGGTGGAAGAAATCGTCAAGAAGCACCTCGTCAGCATCATGGAGGAACTGAAGGCCGCCTACACCGAGATGGGCAAAATGAAGGACAAGATGGCCGCCTTTGCCAGCCAAATGGAAACCATGACCGACATCGTAGAAAAGGTCGCAGAACTCCCATCGGAAGCCCCCAAGCCAACCGCATCCGCAATCGTGGAGCAACGGAAGGCATCAGCCGCTCAAAACTTTGCGGCCATCGCACAATCAATCCAAACTCTTAAAAACTCCAAATAACCTTAACCCCCTAAAAACAAAATCATGGCATTTTCTTTCGGAAACCTTTCAGCCTACACCGACCAACAAAGGCTGCCCCTCATCACCAAAGCGGTCTTCGCCGCTCGCTCTGCTGCCCTCTTTACCAAGCAAGTTGGTATCAAGTCGGCTGCTGCGTTGAACCTCATGGACACCGATGCAAACATCGGGTCAGGAACCGTGTGCGGTTGGTCTGCAACAGGCAACACGACTTTCAGTCAGCGTAACATCACCGTTGGCGTGATGAAAATCCAAGAGGCTCTTTGCCCTCGCTCACTTGAGCAATACTGGATGCAGTCCCAGTTGACTGCTGGTAGCCAATACGATGGCGTACCATTTGAGCAGGCTTTCTCCGAGCAGAAGGCTCTCCGTATCGCCGAAGCCTTGGAAACCGCCATTTGGCAGGGTAACTCCTACTTCAGCGGTGTCAACCAACTGCTGAACGCTGCATCGGGTTCCACGGTTCTCGCCAACGCTTCCTCTACAACTTGGAACCCAGTATCGGCTTCCGTTGGTATCACGACTTCCAATGTCATCAGCATCTTTGACAAGGTTTACAACGATATCCCGCAGGCTATCTTGACCAAAACTGACCTCGTAATCTTCTGCGGATGGAACAACTTCCGCACCTTGATTGGAGCGTTGAAGTCGCAGACAGGTGTCATGTACAACCAAGTGGACTTGCAAGGGTTGGCCGATGGTGACATCATCTACCCTGGTACCAATGTCCGCATCGTTGCCGTCCCAGGTTTGACCTCTACCAACCGCATCGTCGCAACTTACCTTGGTAACCTTTTCTACGGAACCGACTTGCTCTCCGACGAGGAAAACTTTGAGTTGTGGTACTCCAAGGACAACGATGAAGTCCGCTTCCAAGCCGCCTTCAAAGCAGGTGTGCAGTTCGCCTATCCCGACTTGATGGTTGACTTCCGCTTGGCCTAAGTGTAAGGGGGGAGGGAAACTTCCCCCCGTTATTTTGTTCCACCCTAAAATAAAATATACACTATGTCTTGCTCCCTAACTACGGGCTACGCCCTCGGATGCCGTGACGCCGTCGGCGGTATCAAAACTATTTTTGTCCAAACCTTGAACGCTACAGGCTCCGTGAACACGAACGGCAGCGGCTTGGTAACTGGATTCACGCCTACCTCGGTATCGGGGTCTTGGTTTGAATACGACTTGACTAAGGCTACCTCCAGCATGACGGAAACGCTGAACGCAAGCACCGAAAACGGTACTTTGTTCTACACGCCCGAAGTGACATTCACCATCAACAAGTTGCAGACATCCGTCCGTAATGAGTTGCGCTTGTTGGCTCGGAATCGCCTCTTGGTCATCGTCCTTGACAACAACGGACGCTATTGGTTGCTTGGTGCTGCGAATGGCTTGGAAGCCTCCGCTGGAACTGCTGGGACTGGTACTGCATTCGGTGACCGTTCAGGCTACGAAA